TGCCCAAGACTCAATAAAACCATGAGGTCGTAGATCGTATGCAACAAATCGTAATTCATTGCATCGAGGTATAAAGTCTCTCACTAATTTTAAGTTAAGAGACCCCGCCGCATAGTTACGAGCATTGGGTATAGTTATAGGAGCAACTACTTCGCCATCAATTTGTACTTTCTTAGCAAAATTAATTTTCTCTGGAACTAGAAACTTCATTTTGTTTGAAATGTCTACTCCAACTTTTCCGTTTCCACGGGTGGTTGCTCTTACAAATTTTCCCTCATCATATAATACTGATACTGCCGAGCCGTCTAATTTTGGACTGTGCATAACCTCTTGGCCTTCGTGAGAAGCAATCCAAGAACCTAGCTCATCCTCATCAAACGTCTTTTTAAGAGACAGCATTGGAAATAAATGACGTACTCCATCATCTGGAGTATACCCTACAGTTTCATCCTCATACAAAGCATCCCACTCAGCGTCAGTTAAGGAACTGTTGCCGCCTTCGTAGTAATTCTTTGCTATCGAATTTTTGTTGGTATTATCACTCATATAAATATATTATACTAGAAAATAGATAAAGAGTCAAGAATTATTTTGGGTTTTCGTGCCTATATAATTCTTGTATTAAGTCCTTGAACTGTTCCTCAATTATTTTTTGAGACTCTGCTAAAGACAATATTTCTGCAAGTGCTTTAAACATGGCTCTTGAATTATTGAAATCAAGCGGCATAGCTATTCCTTCTGGAGTAGGCTTCCACTCTTCATCAAAGTCCATATAATACTTTCTTACGTGAAGATACTCTGTCTCTCTAAAAGTGTTCACAGTTACTCGTATCTGTACTTGCTTTTCTTCATCATAGTGAACAATATGTTCATATGTAGGTGCGGGCTCATGTATTTGTATCATGAGTCGTTCTTCAGCACCGAGGAAAGAGGTACTACACTCGTTACATTCTTAGGTTTCAACAAGCGATAAGAATCCGTATCCCAGCAAAATAATAGCAGGGTCTCTTGGGATTCCTTCGCTCGGTTTTTCTTGTCTTGAATGTATTGCGTACTAAAGTCCAATGTGCAGACATTATACTTTAGTTTTTTAGAGTTCTCACTACGATATGTAATGATAGCATCGCCATACTCATTCACAAGTTTGGCTAGTTCTTCCTTCTTCACGATGCTCCTTAGTTAGGTAGGTAAAATCTTTTACTGTCCTATAACTTTCGGAACAAAAAATTCCTCGGGGGTTTCACCCGAGGGAAGTACTAGTCGGCCAATAAGCCTGCAAAGTATTGTGCGGCTTTACCAGTAAGTTTAGATATAATATCTTCATCTACGGTTAAGCCTTTGTCGATGATAGCGGCTGTCAAGGCATCCTGAGCAGCCTGTTTAGAAACTCGAGAGCCACCTGAAGAAGCTCCCCCATTCCCAGTCGCTTGAGCCTTTTTTACATAGACTCCAGCTTTTGTAAGAATCATACGAACACCATTAGGGCTTTCGCTTAATTCTTCTGCAATTTCTTTTACGATTTCCATTGAAGTCTCAGGAGTTGGATCCTGTGCTTCATACATCTCTACGGCTTGCGCCTTCTTGTCGTCGTCCCACGCCATTCTGCGTTTTCCTCTTTGTTGTTGTTGAAAATAAAATCGGTCGCCCATTGGTTTCCTCATTTTTAATATTACATATTATATCTCGATTTAACATTTCTGTCAAGAATTATTTTTGCATGCTGTCCAAATAGTGATCGAATATTTTTCTCCTTCCTCTAATAATGTACTATTATGGGGGTGAGTAATCTGGCTAGGCCAAATTAATAAGTCACCTACTTCTGTTTCTTGATTTGTTACAGACTGTCTGGGAAAGGTCAATATTCCCCCTTTATAATTATTATTTAATTTTATACTACCACTAATGTAACTATCATCTACATGCATTTTTAGTTTCGTCTGTGTATCTTTCGAGTACTTAACTATAAAAATATCTTTTGTCTCTACTGCTTGGTCTAATGCCCACACATCAGCCATTACTTTTAGAATAGAGTTATCAAACCTTTCTTTTATTAAATCAAAAAGGTCAGGAAAAGATTCTTCTAGGTGAACATCATGAGTAGAATATGCAAATCTTTTTGTAGTCCACTCCTTATGTTCTTTGAATAACTCATATAAACTGTGCGTAAAACTTTCAGAAAAAAACTTAGTATGAAAGATTTCAGAGGATCCAATTTGATCTAGCACGTGTTTATGAAACAAGTCAATCATATTTTTTCGATATCAATACCATACTGCTCCAAGTGAGTTAATTTTCCAAGGTCATATGCTATTGAGGCGGCATAAAAACCTCCAACTCCTAGGCTTTCAGTTTCTTCTAGTACGTATATCGAATAGCACTTACCTGCGTACTTCTCCTCATACATAGGGTCTTCATACTCTTTTTCTATAAGTGCGGGTGCGTGATAGAAAGCAGACCATACTCTTTCTCCTGCACTAAACTCTTCGGCTACACACTGTTCGGGCAAGTATGCATAGCCTTTTCGTTCTTCTACTAATGCAGGTCGTGTTGGCACTCCGACTCTTTGGAGTATAGATTTCACAAACCCCGTAGAGCGGTACATAGCCTGAGAGATTTCAGATATAGACTCACCACGAAGATAAGACATTATTGCATCTTTTATCTCTTCTTTGCTTGCAGGCTTGCCTTTTAACTGAGCTTTTCTCTTCGCTCTAAAGTTTTGTTTATCTTGAAAATCTTCTATTATTCTGTTTAGTCTCGTAGTATTATACGAGATATTCAAAATCTCGCAAGCCTCCTTTTTTGTTATCGGGCGTTCCCCTGACAGCAGATTCATAACATGTTGAATGTTCTCCTGCGTCAATTTCTCGTGTTCTTTCTTCTTCACTCTCGCCAAGTAGTTCGTCCTCCAACTTAAATAATAAACAACACATTGCATGAGCGAGGTGTGATAACCCCGTCTCTTCGTCTAACTTCTCTCCGTCTATGTGGGCAAAGATATGTCTTAATGCAGCACTGGTATATCTATTTTGTAGATCATCTACTTTACGCCAGTTTTCAGCATCATACTTCTCTGCCCCATAGGTTAATACTTTACCAATTTCTATAATGGACTTGGGAGGAAGTAAGTATAGTTTTGGTTTTTCACTATCAAACTTTCTGCCTTCGCTCATATTTATCCCCAAGGTAATAAGGTCATACCAAACATATTTAGTATGAGCTCAATAAAAACAAAAAAGATTAAGCCTATTCCTAGCTGCCACAGCCACCACATCCAGCCCTCTAAATTAGAGGCCCAAGTAGATAATTTACTGTTCCTAGCTTTATCGTAAGCTCCAGTCTTTTCTCCTATTTTTTCTGCCCAATAATTTGGACTAACCGCATTTTTTAACCCTTTGAGTAGTTTAATTATCATTGGGTCTGTGCCAGTTCCAACACTGTATTCTAGTTTCGAACTCTCCTTTTGCAACTTCTTCTTTACAAAGATCGTTTAATTCTTTATTGCCAGGTTGGTAAACGGCTAATAATGTTACTAATATAATTGATACTGCAATGTCCATGTAGGCTCCTTACTTTTACCGAGATATTCGTTGTTGATAGTCTGCTTCGTCTTCACTCCACCAAGGTGGCTTGTCTCGGTACTTCCACGAAGCAAACGTGGCTTTATCTTTGTGATAAAATTTTCGATATGCTACTACTGCATTTGATCCTTTGAGTTCTTCAGGCATAGCCTGAGCGAAAGGTGTGAGTCCAATTCGTGGTATAGATAGGGGCTCGGGTAGTTTGAGTATGACGTCATGCACTGATTTATGGCTTTTACCGTATCGGTATCCATACTCGTCATTGAGTGCAGTTGCATAACAGTGTAACCACTCGAAATTATCCATACTAGTACGACTCCAAATAGTGCAAGGATGGTTGTGCATTGTAGGCAAGTAAGGGAAGTCCCTTGGCTCATTTTGTTTTTTCTCTCTCAATAAAGCTAACTGTTCCTTGCTTAGCTTCTCGGGTACATACCCTAGATATTTATCTACCCACATATTAGTGCACAGCATTTGAGCTGCCTCTAAAGGCATTTTGACTATATGTTTGTCAACGTGGTATTCTGCACACTTATCGTGGTTTTCGTCAAGTATAAAAATATTCATGCAAGTATTATACTAGAAAATGTAATTGGTGTCAAGACTTTTTTCGGCTTTTCGCCCTCATTGCTTCTACATCAAATTCTTTTTGCCAGGGCCAATACCCTGTGGCTTTTTTATCCCCGTAAGCCGCACCCAATAGTAATACTACTGGTATACTAATTATCAATAGGGTGAAGATCATCTACTGCTTTCCTTACGCTTGGGAAGTGGTCACCGATTATACTCCAGCATCTTTCTGCTATTTCGGCGTGTTCTTGTTGTGTTCCATTCGCTCTACGAAGTTCGCAGTAGTGAATCCAACTACGAAGTGTGCCAGCCATATACAAAGTAGTACCGCTCATACCTTCTGGAAGAAGAGCACGTGCTTGCTCTTTTGCAATACCGTCTTCTAAAGCATCTTCGTATGCCTCTCGCGCAGTTCTCAAAACTTTTGTTTGTGCCATTGAAAATCGTTCGTTTACTCTTCTATGGCAATCGTTATGGTAGTCAAGTGCAATACTGTTCTGTCTATTTTTTTCGTCTTGCAACCTGGCTTCACGAATTTGAAAAACATTAGTCACAGCGTATCTCTGGCTAAACTCTTGGAAAGAGAAGCTTCGATGTCGTACTATTTGGTGAGAGATATCTCTTGTGGTTTGGATTTCCATAGTAAGAGATACCATTTCAAATGGACTCCAGTGACCATGTTTGATTAGGTACTTCAACAAGCCTGGAGCTGTTTTATTGTTGTTCTGATTGTCAGGGTTACTTACTCTTGCACAGTAAGCTATAAATTCATCCGCCGTGTTGCACCCTGTCGAGGCAGACGGCTTGCTTAGAGCTACTAAAGCTACATTCATTAAACATTTTCCAATCTAGTCATTAATCTTTCTGCTCGCTTTCGTACTTGTCTGTACCATAAGGAATCTCTTCCCTCAGCGGCAGCCCTTTTCCACAGCCCTCCTTCAAGAGCTGCATTCATTTTCATAAACTTACTGAGTCGAGGACGACCCATATTAAACATCATATTGACCAGGATCTGCTGGACTTCGTCGGGGAAGCTTCTAAAAGTCCCTTCTCCGTATAGAGTACAACATTCTCCTTCGGCAATTTCAAGGTCTCTAGCGAAACACGTCCTGACTCGTTCTTCAGTAACTGGTGTTCCAGTCGGCCTTCCGAATTCCTCGTCACTTTCGAGGATAAGATGACCGACGCCAAAGGTTGGATAGCCGAGGTGGTCATTGTAGATTTCATACATTACTCCTTCATCAATCTTGAGCTGTTCGTAAACTGCTTCTCTGTTCATTTTCCATTCCTTAACTTCAAAAGCTTAGTTAAGCTTTCGACTTCCTTCTCTAATTTTTGAATTTTTTTCAATAATTCGTCATACCCATCAAAGCATTCTAAAGGACAAGGAGGATGAGAGTCTTTTTCTAGCTTTTCTATTTTTTCATCATGTTCCAATAGTATTGTTTCTATTTGCTGTTGTCTCATTAGTATACCTTTACTAGATCCCAGT